TCTGTAAAGATTAAATTAAAGTTATGTGCAATGAGATCACGCTCGTTATATTCTGTGTCCCACGTAACATATTTTGCACGTTCTATTTTATCTGCGTTACGTCCTACAATACTAAAGTTACACATACCGGGACGATGTTCAAAGTGTAAGCCTGTCCGTAAAGGAAATGCACTAGCACTTAGTTGCTCGCTTAACCATTCTTGTGCTGTTTCTGGAAGAATCCATTTGTTTTGACGTACATTAACTTCACCTTCCCATACATCATTACCATTACAATTATAAACTCTAACACAGTTGTTGTAAATATCTTTGCCAATTTGTTCTATAGTTTTGGGTTTATCACTTCCTGTTACCAAATAAACATCATTACTCTTACAAAAATCTAAAAAGAAAGATTTAAATTTAGGACTCATTATACCTCTGCTAGGAGTAAGTGTACCATCCACATCAAATATAAACTTATTCATTTGGACCTTCGCACCATGCTGTTTCAGTAGGAGGTAGATCGTAAGACAGTTCTCTCCAAGCATCTTGGCATTGCCATGCATATTCATATTCTGCAATACGAGTAACTCTGGGTTCAACTATGTCATCAGTTGCATAAACATAACTTAATACTAACAGTGTCCACATTACGGATTCTCCTTGATCCATGTACATTCTGAAATATCATCATTTTCCATCGCCAGTTAACCTATTTTTAAACTCGTTAAACTCTTCGCGAAGTTTTTCAAGGTTGCGCTGTAGTTCCCAGACTTCGCCTTGTAGATTTTGGTGTTCCCAAATGTCTACCTTGTTATCCAAATCATCATCCATTTAGGGATTCTCCTTGATCCATGTACATTCTGAAACGTCTTCAGGCGTATCGTACATTCGCTTGCAAGTTTCATAAGGATGAAAGTACATTGCTACTGCCCATCCTGCGATAAATGCTATTGCTAGATAAAAGTATTTCATCCTTGCTGTGCCTTGTGCTGTGCAACCTTTTCTGCTTTAGATAAATCACTAAATCTATCAGCAACCTTTCTTAAATCTTTTCCATGGGTACCAAGACTTTCTAGTTGCCTAGCAATATTGTGCAAAAGAATAATCATGTCACCGTCTGTTAATGGTGTACGTCCTTCAGGTAATTTAGACATTTTCTTTCTCCGATACTCTTTTTCGTAAATCGCTTGATGAAAAGCGATGATCTCTTTTGTTAAAATATAAATCTATGTCACGTTTACGACAAATATCTTTGCCAGTAAAGTCTCTATCTCTATACTCTTCTCCTAATATTCTAACATCAATATGATACATTGTCAAGATATCTTCTAGGTCTTTTTCGCTAGAATATGGAACTATTTCGTCTACATAGCTTACTGCTTTTAGTTGAGTGTAACGCTCTACAATAGTTTGTATTGGAGCGTTCTTATCTGTTCTATCTTGACTAGGGTCAAATTGTAACCCGCAAATCAAATAATCACATTGTTCTTTTGCTTCACGCAACATTTGTACGTGACCTGCATGTAGTAGATCAAAGGTCGAACAAGTGAAGCCTACTTTCATTCATTATCTCCTAGTAGATTATCATTACTATTTCCAAGCATTCCTTCTCGAATGTCGTAAATTTGTTCGCCTTTAATCATTGTGATAATTGTATTGGTGAGATCAACTTCTCTACGCAAATAACCTATTTTACGTTGTAATTCTTCTAGTTCTTTGAGATAAAACTCTAGTTCTTGTTCTTTGCGTAGTTTTTGTTCTATAAAATCTGAAATAAGGATAATACGTTGTTCTTCGCTCATATCAATCTCCAAAATCAAATAGGCTACTGAAGGTATTGTGTTGTTTTGTATCTTCTAACGGATAATCTAACACGCCTATTAAGTTATCTAGCTTGTTGTCAATAATTGTTTCTGCCATTGCTGCATCGTCAAATGGCAGTTCTTTAAACCAATCAGGTAGTCTTAGCTCATCTGTTGGATATGCAACAGAAGTATAACCTAGTGGGTTCTGTTTTAGTTTACAAACAATAACTTTCATACCGTCTACAATCTCTTGCGAATACTTGTCACCGTTCATACGTTTTAGTGTATTCCAGTTGATACTTGCTCGAACGTGTCCGGGCATGTTTGCTTTACCCTGCTTTTGCTCTAAACGCTGATAGTGTCCAATCTTGTTTGCACGTTTGGGCGAACCTTTCTCCCAACCTGGACGTTGTTCAAATTCTTTTCGGAATTCGGTTATGCGATCTAGGATTTGTTTTTGTGGTGTGTCTTGCAGTACCATAAGCAAAATCTCACTCAAGAACTCTTGCATAAACACAGGAGTATCCGAACGTCTCAAGTCTAAACCCATTGCTTTAACCTTGCCTGGCTTGCCATCTACGTCTGAACGGAAACCTTCGGTATCATATACAAGTGCTGCATAACGCTTCTTTGTAATGTATAATCCGCTTTCAGCAACAATCTCTCTACCTGCCGCAATAACATCTGAACGGCTCTTTGGACAATGGAATGCCTTGCCCATAAAGTCTATAAACGTACTATTTGCTTCGTCTGCAACTTGATCATACAGTGTAATTACATTGTCTTTTGTCCAAGGAATATTACCTGCATCAATTTGTTCCTTAAGAACGGGATATGCACTAAAGTATACAGAGTCTGTGTCACCATAGATAACACTTTTACCTACGTGATCATATTCACCGGTAATAACTTTGTTAACTTCAGCACTCATGTGCTTAACAATAGTACGACCAGTTAGTGTAGTCGACTGTCCTATCCTTTTGTCAAAAAATCTACAGCCAGGATTAAGAATGGCCCCGTAAAGAGAGTTAAGATTAATTTTCTTAACAAGTTGTCTTTTGTCCCAAAATGCAATTTCAGCATCATTGCCTGCGTCTTTTGCCTTTTTAAGCATTTTCTGTAAGTCTTTTCGTTCTGCATACCACCTCTTTAAAATACCTGGAATTACACCTTCAAACTCTGTAGTAAATATAGTACCATTAGATGAAAGCATCCATGGCATATGACTGTCAAATATGAGTTGATAAATCTCTGCACCCGATAGTACATCCGACCTACCATCCTCCCAATCAATCGTAAGTGCAACGTCTTTGCGCCGCTCCATAACTGCTTCGTATTCTTCTGTTGCAAATCTACCTTCCCAACTTCCTGCAAAAGATTTTTTCTTTAGATTCATATCTTCATGTACACGAGCTTCTGAAATCTCTGGCCGTATTTGACCTACGATAGTTTCTGGAGCCATATTTAATGCACGAATCACCGATGGATACAGGGAGTTTAAGTCCATTGATCCTATCCATTTATGTACACCCTTTTTGGGAAATGCAACATAAGCACCTGCTGCTTGTGTATTCTCATCATCACGCCTTGGTCTGTTAGGAACCTGTAGTCCTCTGTGATGTGCTTCATTAATAATTGCTTGTTCTGTAACAGCAACAGCACCCATTGTTGTTTGTAACAATACAGTATTTGCGTGAGCAAGTTCGTTTGACAAATCAATGAAGCGTAGTTTTTTATCTAGTTTGTCTAATAGTGCAACGTCTTGTCTGTTGTATTCGATAAATGTTTCAAAGTCGTTGTTGTACAGCTGATCAAGTGTACCTTCGTAAACAGTTTTGTTTTCGCCTACTTCTAACTCACCAATTGCATCCAATCGATATGTGTGACGCTCTTCATATGTGTATTTACGATACAATTCTAATGAGTCTAAATGCACACGACCTACAAAATCATATGTTTCTGATGTCTTTCCGAACTTCTCATATTCTCTTTTCTTGGGCATCTGTCCCCAAAGACAAAACCGTCTACAATCGTCGTTACTTAATACTCGTTTAATTCTATTTACAGTATACGGAACATCATAACCTTCTGAGTTCCAGCCGCTGTGGATATCAGCATCTTCTAACAAATCTAAGAAAGTTAGCAACATTTGACGTTCGCCGTTACCGTCTTTGTCATTTGTAAATAGAATTACATCATCGCCCCAGCGTTTTTTACACATATCAACGGCGTCTTCGTGCTTCATTGTTTTAGGTGGCACTGCAAGAGTAATTAGTGCATCTAGCCATTGTAAGTGTACAGTAATAGCAGTGATTGGCATAAACGGATCTTCAACTGGAGCAAATCCACGCTCTGGGTCAAAGTCCGTCTCAATATCCCAAAACGCAATGTTTAGTTTAGGTGCGTCTTGATTGAGATAGTTCTCACTTAAACATTGGAAGATTGGATTGATATCGCTTTCAAAAAGATTCTTGCCTTTGTTAATAGCAACTTCTTTGCGAAAGTCTTTTGTGTTCTTACACACAATGCGAGTTAAAGGATCTCCGTACACACTCTTGTACTTGCCTCGTGGATCCTCATAATAAAATGTATATTTTGCTTGGTATTCGTGGAAATGTCGCTTTCCATCTCGGCGTTCGACTACTCGAATAATATCCTGATCGCGATCAAAGAAAGCGTCTACGTAACTCAAATTTTTCTCCTCTGTTGCTTATTGGCCAACTTAACCATCTACATGCCCTGTGGGCGTTATAACACTAGTCCTGCTACATATATAATAGTTAGTCCTGTATTCATAACTACTAAACTTTTTTCTTTCCAAAGCACACCTACTAATGTCCACATACTATTACTTATAATAAACGCATAAACATAAAAAGGATACACATTAAATGCTGCTAATATTGCGGCCGCAAGTAAACATCCTGTGCTAAGCCATGCTAACCATTGATAAGGTTTTACCACCATTGTGCAGCTACTCCATACCCAAATATATTAACACAACTAAAGTACATTGTCAAGAGCATAACCCATGCAGCACCCCTTCGAAATGCTGCATAGGCTTGCGTTATACTACCAATAAAAAATCCTGGATATACAACAAGCATATTAGGGCTTCCTGCATTAAATGCAAGTGTAAGGCTTGCACTTACTGTAAAAATGAAACTTACTAATTCAAAATAAAATGCAGTTCTGTCACTAGAATAACTTGTTATCCAAAAACTTTTTATACTGTTCACTTGTCATATCCTAATGTTGCAACAAGCGTTTCGAGATCTTCATGTGCATCTGCATGCATATCCCAATCTCTATTTTTTGCAATTTTAATTGCTTTATTAATTAAGCTCGGCTTAATATCTAATTCTTCTGCCACAGCCTTAACTGTATCCTTAAGACCTGCTTGAAGATCTTCTACTTCCTGCATGACAGTCACACCTTCGCGAACGAGACGTTCTAGTTTTGCTTTTTCTTCAGCACCATAAGTACGATCACTCATAGTATCCTCCTTTGAGTTTAAATTAATTATAGTTGATTATTTGTTCTTTGTCAAGCTACCTTTTTATATTGGTCATACCAATACTTCGAAGAGTCTCGAAGTGTTTCATTTGCTTTTCTTATATATTCGAGTGTTTCAAGCAAAGTTGTTTTACGGTGTTCATCGACCGAGTCATCATATTTAAAATGATCCTCGATGATTTCTTGAACAAAGTTAATATAAGGACATGTGTTAGGTGGAACCTTGGGTGCTTTGTCCTTACAAGATTTAATACGATTATCTTTTGCAGAAACTCTAGGCATTTGATTCTCCAAGTATAGTATACTCTGTTGAGTTTAAATTAATTATAGTTGATTATTTGTTCTTTGTCAAGAACTTTTTATGGTAGGCTTCATCAAAACCTTCTTCATGATAGCAGTTTTCATGATTACCCCAAAGTCTTTTAAAATAACCGTCATAACATGCTCTTATAGTATCTTCTGTAGAATTTAAATGTCCCTTTACCATATAAAAAATCCTACACATTTCTTTATGACTTGGGTTGGTCATTTCACATATGCTCCAATTCGTCCATGTATATCTGGATAATCTCTGTACATGTAACCTTCGGGAGGATCTATTTCTTGTCCTTCCCAAACTGGAATGAAATGTTCGATACCTCCGTTAAAATCTTCGTTTTTACGCAAATGCACTTCTATTAGATTGCCGTTTATAAATTCACAATTTATCCATTCGTACTTACTTCCTAGATTAGTTAATACACTAGGAAATGGAATGTGATCATTTACTTTAATCCATTCGTTCCATTGGGTGAAAGTATCATTATCTTTTTTACCTTCTACACATAAACGTTGTATACCCCAATTGTAATCTATACTGAGATGTAATCCTTCAAACCATTCGCACCAAAAATGACCTACTGGTAAGTGCATAGTCTCTTTGACCAACCATACCTGTTTAGCACCTAGTCCTAAGCCGAGCATATTAACGCATGGGCGGACAATATAAAGCCCGGGTTCAGGAACATCTTGTCCTACCGGGCCACATACATATCCTAATTTTCTTGAAAGTATTAATTTATCCATAACCCAGATATCATCTGGGTCAACTGTTTGCCATACTAAATCTTCTGCTGTGTCATTTATAATCATTCAGCGCTTTTAATAATTGTTCTTTGATAGATTCCTGTTTTGCACGTTTTGTTGCAACAGCGTACATCACACTTTCAGCATCATCACCATAACGTTTTTCGAAATCACTTTTGTGTTTTTTAAGTTTTTTTACATTAGCTTCACGGCTGCGTTTTTCTCCGCCAGTAAGTTCTCTTTCTCCTATAGGAGCATCTAAAGTAGGCCAGCCTCCAGAGGGCCTTTCCTGTCGAACTAAAAGTTTCATAAGTAGGTCTTGTACCATTCTGGTCCACACCTCTAAAATCCCGTCATGCAACCCTAACTCTGCTCCACACCTCTGAATTTTATCTCTAGCTTCGCCTACTGTGCTTGAAGAATCAAAGTGATCTTCACCTACTAGTTTATCTTTTAAAGGATGTGGTTGTTCGCCTGTGGTACTCGGCTTGCTTGTGCTGGGCATAGGATCAGAACCTTTTGCTTGTCCTGCACTACCAGTATGTTGTTTTTCTGTTACACCTGCAAGTTTTGCAAAATCTGATAAACTATCAATACCTAATGGCATTGATCCTTGTGGTACTTCTACACTTTCTTGCACGTAATCTTTAGTAGGAGCAACACTTTCTTGCGTCTTACCGGCCATTGACATAAGAGCTTCTCTGTCTGCTATAGGATCACTTGGAAACAACCCCTTCATCATTTCGCTCATTTTATAAAAATCTGTCATATCACCCTCTACTCATTACTAATTTAATTGCGGTGTCTAAATCTTTTTTTGTAAAATGGCCTCCTAGCTCTTTATTAACATTTCTATATAACCACTGTGTGCCATGTCTTCTAAGATTTTTATCTACCCATGGGACTAATATAGTATCCATATCGTCGCCAAATCCATGCCATAAGGTTTTACCTAATTTTGAAAGCCAAGATTCGTCTTCGTATAGTTCTTGTATCTTCATTTTCCGCTAGGCACACATTTGTCTTTGCCATTTTCTGTACCAGCAAATTTGTAACCTTTCCAGCAAGCCTTGCCGTCAGATCCTTGTTCTTTACCTGCATTGTTTTTTGCCTCTTCAATTGCTTCTTGTGGAAGAGTGCGCCAGCTAGGATTTCCACAATCTGGACAAATTGTGCTGTTAGATTTTTCTGCTAATTTTTTTGAAAGTGTTTCTTTATAGTTTGCAGATTCTGTAGACATTTGCTGCATCATCGATCCGCCATCACCAAATTTCATGTCGTAATCTAGAGAATGAAATACACTAGACATGTAATCTGCTGCTTTAGTAATTTTTGCTTGTTGCCAGCCTTCAATACCTTCTGCTTCACTAACTGTTTTTAGCATATCATGTAGCTGTATAGCATACTTTGCAATTTTGTATAAATCAGAACGTGCCATTTGGACTTCGTGATCCATTTCAGCACGATGTGCCATATCTCCTAGGCCTTCTTGTATTTTTTTCATTCTCATTGAAACACTCCTATTATAGTGTATTTATGCTTTTTTTCTTCTTCTTCTGTTTTTCTTAGAGCCTGCTCTAGTAATTGTACCTGGTCCTCCGTTTACAAAACCATTGCCGCCTCCAGCAAATGCGCCTCCTATGCTGCCAGCACCTGTGGCTCCTGATGTCATTTCTAATATACCTTCTTCGGTAGTGTTTGCACCAAGATCTCTTTGAGCTTCAGCACCTGTATTATGCTGGGTTGTTATATTATCAACTTGTTGACTTGAAAGTTTTTTTCCAGCAGCACTAGCCATATTACGTGCTTTATCAAGAGCTGCTGCGGCCTTTATAGTTAAATGACCGGCCTGGCCAACTTCAATACCGTTTTTATCTCTTATAGTAAGATCTTGAGCTACATCTACTCCGGGTTCAATCTCACCAGCCTTAACTGCTTGTGCTAGCCATCTTCTTGCAGCCTTTAATTCGTGCCACATCATTTTGTATGTAGCACCACCGCCTAGTTCAAATCCCCAACCTTTTCTAAAATATTGATTGATTAGGTTTTTGTATTCCTCTTCAGAATTGGACATTTCTTCACCTACATCTTGACGTCCGGCACCTGCATCAACGGCCATCCTTCTTGAATCTGCCGCAGCCTGTTTCATTGCCGGTAATCCTGCTTCTATGTCTTTAATTGCTTGTACGAACTTTGGTGCTTCAGGATGATTAGGATTGCTTGCAACTAGAGATTTTAATTGTTTTAAAGTTTTTTGCATGAAGTCGTACAATCCAGAACCTATATCCATTCTTGCTATACTATTATGTACTCGTTCCATATCGTTAGCAGCACCGCCTATATCTCCTGCTTTAGCTTTTGCAACCATTCCTTTTGCTGCTTGTGCTATTTCCTGTTCTGTAGTTTCTCTTAATACTTCAAATACTTTCATTATACTGCTTCCAATATGTGTTTCGTTCGTTGGTACTTGCCTTACGTTCTTCGTGTTCTTTGTATTTATCGACGTAGTGCTTTAACTCTTCTTCCGTCCACTCTTCATGTTTGCGCACCAATGATACATCCTCGCTCTCTCGCCACTGCTATTTTTAGCTTTTTTACGTAGTGCAGTTACACTACCATTACAACTAGCACCTGAACGCTTTACACGCCCTGGTCTGCTTTTACCCTTTTTTTTACCGTCAGCAAAGTTTTCTTTTACACTTTCTGGAACATCATCACGCCAAGTTAAATCCTTAGGATCAGCAATAACTGCACGTATCTTATCTGCACCTGCTTTTAAATGTGCAAAGTATCTATGATGCCCGTCAACAATAAGCCATTTATCTTCATGCTGCACAATTACAATAGGTTTTATTTTTTTACCTGCCTCTATCGCTTTTACTAGGTTATCCATGTTAGTTTTGCTTACAGGATCATCCATTTTATCAGCAGGTTCAAAAGGTGTAAGTTTAGATACGTCTACTCTTTTTACTGGTTGTTTTTCATAATATTCGTCGTCAACGTCTGAGCCTTGATATTCAGGATTAGTCCACATAGTAATTTCTGCGCCTTCGTTTTTCTTACGTCCTGCACAATGAGCCTTTTGACTGAAGCCTTTTGGATTCGAACAGTTGATTGAACGCTTATACTTTGCACTCCATTTTTCTGTAAGTTTTAAAAAGTCTTCTATTGGCAAATCTCTGCCTGTTTTATTTCTAAAGTTATGCCTTACGTATTGCATAATTTTATTAAATTCTTCTCTACTTAATTTTCCTGCTCTAAAATCTCTTGAAGTTGTACGAATCATTGCCTTTGCATTATCTAATGCTCTGGGTAAATTCATTTGTTGAGCTCGTGCTATTTCGTCTGGAGTCCTTGTTCTTTTAGATGCTGCTATTAAATCATCTATAGGACCGCCGTGGTCGTTAGCAGGTCTTTGGGTATTTGCTCTTTGTTTTTTTAATTTGTCTAACGCTTGTCTAACTGCCTTTAGACCGTATCTTTTAACAAGTTCTCTAACTGTTGTACCAGCTGCATACAGTGCAGCAATTACAGCAGGATGTTCTACAATAATAGACTCGCTAACAGGCTCTTGCATATGTTGTTTTAAATTTTGTGCGGTTCTTTCGAATTTATGATCTTTGTGTTTGAAACCTACTCCGCCTGCTGCTTCCCATTTTTGTATATTTACGCCATAATCGTCTATTAGTATATTAGGTGTTCCATCTTGTTGTGTAGCAAATGTTTCTTTGTCATGTCTAATAAGCACTTCTTCTGGAGGGAAGAATTGTAAGTGTTTTTCTATCCATTCGCGTTTGTGAGGCTCTGAATTAGGATCCCCTGGTAATGGACTACTTAATATTGTGTAAGATCCTTTCACGTCTTTGATCAAATTTAAAAGATTTTTTGCATTTGAAGTTAACGGTAAATCTAACCAAAAATTTTCAGTTTGTTTGATTTTTTCAAGTGCAGCCGGGATATTTTCTTGTCCTATGTCTCTCCAGTCGTCTTTGCCCATTAATTTACCCCATTCGGTAAAAAAGTCTGCTAACACTCCATCCATATCTACATAAATCTTTGTAGAATTTGCAACTTCTTGAGCTTCAGTTGATAATATATCTTGTGCAGTTTTCTTTGCACGAGCACCGTCTGGGTGGTTAGGATTTATACTCACAACTTCGCCATTCATTAATTCTGAAAAGTTTGCTGCTTTTCCTAGCCTATCCAACACTTGATGTAATTTGTCTTGGGCATCGTAGCCTCCACTTTCATATCCAGGTTTACCTCTAAGCTCAACTCTATTTTTATTTTTAGGTTTTATGTGTAATGTATCAAAATCTTCGCCACGCTGAAATTGTAATTTAATACCTTCTGTCAATCCTAAATTAAAAAGTACGTTTGTTGACTTACCTTTTACTTTAGAACTTAATGTAGGAGGACGGCCGTCTTTATCTACAGTATTACCAAACTTTTTTGCTTGTCGTGGGATTTCGTTAACACCAACGTCTGTTGTTGTGTTTACGCCTTTAACAATTCTACCCCACTCTAAAAATCTCATTTTTTTCTAAACTTATCTCTTAATCTCGGATTTTGATTTTGCATACTTTTTTGTATGTCTTTTTGTACTTGATTTGGATCTATACCTGCGGCTCTGCTTAAACTGTCAGCATCAGCTTGTGTTTTGTTAATTTTGTCTTGCATGCCTTGGCCTACAACATTCATACGATCGACCATACCTGCATCTGATGTTTTACTTTTTAGCAATGCGGCTTGTTGTTGTTTTCTTAAGGCTGCTTGTCTGCCAGTCAATGTAGGTGCATCTTCTAGTATTTCAAATATTTTCATTTCTTACGTCCTCTAAATTGTACAGGACCAGTCATGTAAGGTTTTGAAAACCATAAACGGAACCAGTCAGGATCTCCTGGACGTATATTCATTTCACGTTCTTGTTTGCGACGAGCTGCTGCGGTTTCGCTGGGATTTTCGTCTAGCACATATTCTGTGTAGCCTTTGAATTCGTTAATACCTGCAAGTTTACGTAGCTCATCTAGATCCATATTTCTTCACTTTCTTTTCGTCTGAACTATGGCCAAATGTTTTATGTACAAGTTTGTCTAGTTTGCGGTGAAATTCATCTTCTTCTTCATCACTTGCATCTTCGCCTACAGGTGCTTCTGGATCGCCCAGTGCCTTGTTAAGCAGTTGCGTGGCTGTTTGTGCATTCCCTGGATACATTAGTTCGGCGGCCTGTAATTTGTCTTCGTCTGACATTTCTGGCCATGCTGCTCGTAGCTCACTAGCACTTTTAATACTCATACCACTAAAGTCAAAATCAATAGTAGGTCCATATGCTAGATACCCATGTGTATCTGCTGTTTCTAAATCTCCATCTTTATAAGAAATTAAATATCCCATATTACCGTCACTTTTACGAACTTGATCTGGTAAAGGGTGGCTTGTTTTATCTTTTTCACTGCGTACAAATACAAGTGCTGTCTTTGATGCGTCACCTATAATATCGTTATATGATAAAGCATTAAAAGGTGATTTGACTTGTATAAATCTATTAGCAGGTACTCCTGCCATTTGTGCAAGTTTTATCTTTACATCAAAGGGAAAAGGTCTTGTAGTAGTATCGTTAGTAGCTGCAACATACACATTCTCTCTACCAAATGTTTCTACAGCCCAATCATACAAACTTTTGTGTCCTGGATGAAATGGATGAAATCCTCCCGGCATAACTGCTACTACTTTCTGTGCAGGCGCCTCCTCAAATAGTTCGCGGAGTCTCATTTGTACTCTCCGTTTTTAATTTGCTCCATTTCCTCTGAGAATAGTTTATCTATTAGGGCATCTCTATCAGGTTGTTTAAAAATATCTTCGGACGCTCTTCCTAATTTATATTTTTTACAGTAGCTGTCTATACCCTTTTCAACCATAGGTAATACTACACTTCTGTCTAAAGACTTTCCTGATGAGTGTAGGTCTGCCATTTTTGCCATTGTAGGATAATATTCTTTCCTGTAAAATTGCGGATCATTTCTCATATATACTGAAGCATCATCTACAATATCAAAATTTAAATCAGTGTTAACTGGCGTATGAAATTCGGCTATTTTTACCATTTGCGACAACTCCAATATCTTGCTTTATGACGTGGCCCTGGATTGTCACAATTGTGTCTTGCACGAAAACTTCTTCGTCTTGCTGGACTAGATTTTTTTATACGCATGTTAGGGTCACCAAAGTTTACTTTTACTACGTTACCTTTTGGGTTACGGACATATACTTTAAACTTCTTAACATCGCCTCGCATTGGTTTGCCGAGCTTAACCTTGCGTCCTTGATACTCTGCTTCATCCAAATCTTCATCTTCGTTATACCACATAACGCCAAATTCTTCGTAAAAATCATCACCGTCATATGTTACTTCTGCAATTTCTTCACCGCTTTCGCCTATGTAAATATCAAAATCTTCATAACCTTCTGAAAACAAATAGTTTGCAAGTTTATTAGCATATTCATCTGCTTCTGATTCTTCTAGTTCTCTCGGTAATGGAATTTGCATAACTGTTGTATCTTGCTCAGTTTCAAAGGTTTCATACAAAGGAAAGATACTCTCGTCTAGCTTATTTGTTTCTTGTTTTTCCATTACTACAGTTACATAGTGTTGCATAGCTATTCCTTAATGATTTAAATTTGTATTTTTACAGATCCTTATAACTATTTATCTAAGTTTGGACTATAGACAAGTTTGTCAACCCTGCAAGATTTTCCTAACATCAGATTTACCAACCCTAGGATTTTTTCATCTCTTACATAAAAATAAAATCCTTTGACGTATCCGTTATTTGATATTTCTTCTAAGCAAGTATTGCCAGCTTTTGCTAATGAAGGATTGTTCCTAATCCACTTACTTAGACTAGGATCTACTTTTGCTGGCAAAGTAATTTTGTAAGTATATTCTGACGGATGTTGTATTATAATTGTATTTTTTGTTAAAGGTACTCTTGGTTTATATATAGCATAAGCGTTTTTGACTAACTTGCCTATTTTTTCGAGCCAATCTAAATCATGCGAGTAAAGTTGGATACTGGGATTTTCAACCCTTATTTTGTAATCATCTCTTTTTGTAAATTCTCTATATAGTATTTTACATTCTTCAAATGTTGAAATATCATATGTTTTTTGTCGGTAAGAGCCTCTTATCAAAGGCTCTCCCTTTTCATACAATAATTGTAGGCTATCTAATTCGTCTCTAGCAAAATTAAACTTTTTTTCTCTAAAGATATATCCTAAAGAATTATGAAAAACTAATTTATAGGGATATACATCATAGAATAACTTTGTAGTCTCAAGGTACTTCAACAAGTTCTTCCTTTTCGATATCAAGAACAAGTTCATTATCGACTACATTTATATTCAACTTTCCACCGTTTTTCAATGTACCAAACAGTAGTTCTCTAGAAAGAGGACGTTTAATATCTTTGTCGATTACTCTTTGTAAAGGACGAGCACCCATTTTGCGGTTAAAGCCTTTGTCAACTAAGTAATCTAATGCTTCATCACTTACTGTAATAGTAACACCTTTTTCTGAAACCATTTGTTTAAGTTCTAAAAGGAATTTACCTACAATTTTAAGCATAACTTCTTTACCAAGTTTAGCAAAGGTAATAGTGCCATCTAAACGGTTGCGGAATTCGGGTGCAAAAAACTTTTTCAAATCAGTATCTTCATAGTCTTTGTCTACATCTTCGTCAAATCCTATAGCACTTTTTTCAGCTTCCTGAGCTCCTAAGTTTGTTGTAAGAATTAGAATACAATTACGGGCATCTGCTTCCTTACCATTCGAACCTGTTACTTTACCATTGTCCATAACTTGCAGTAATATTTGTGAAACGTCTGGATGAGCTTTTTCAATTTCATCTAGCAGTAGTACACAGTTAGGATTTTCTTGTAGTTTAGTGATAAGCAATCCATTATTTTCTTCGTATCCTACATATCCAGGAGGAGAACCAATTAATTTAGCAACAGCATGTTTTTCTTGATACTCACTCATATCAAATCTTACTAGTTCCACACCAAGTGCTTTTGAAAGTTGTTTTGCTGTTTCTGTTTTACCTGTACCTGTAGGACCCATAAACACAAAACTACCAATAGGTTTGTCTCCGGGTTTTAAGCCTGCTTGTGCGACAAGAATTTTATCTACAATACTTTCAATAGCTTCGTCTTGACCGTAAACAACTCCCTTTAGATTCTTTTCAAGATTAGCAAGATTTTCTGTTTCTCTTTCAGCAACTTGTTCTTCAGGTAATTTAATAGCCTTTGCTAATTCAAACTGTATTTCTTCTTTGTTAACAATTTTATTTTCTATTTGACCTTTTAGATTAAATCTAGAACATGCTTGATCTATAAGATCGATTGCTTTGTCTGGTAGCTTTTTATCACTTTGATATTTTACAGACAAATTAACTGCTGCTTCAATCGCTTCGTCAGTAATAATTGTATTATGAAAGTCTTCGTAATATTTTTTAATACCTTGTAAAATATCTTTTGAAACTTCTTTTGAAGGTTCGTCCACAGTTACACGTTGGAATCGACGCATTAACGCACGATCCTTTTCGAAGTACTTGCGATATTCTTCCCAAGTAGTTGATGCAACAACTTTAAGATCGCCTTTAGTAAGAGCAGGCTTCAACATATTAGCTAGATCGTTTGCACTATTACCTCCACCAGCACCAGCACCGTTCATCATATGTGCTTCATCGATAAACATAATTGTTTTACCCTTTTTACGCAAACCAGCAAGAACTAGTTTTAATCGTTCTTCAAAGTCGCCACGATACTTGGAACCTGCAAGCATACTGCCTATATCTAAATTATAAACTTCATATTCTTTCAAAAACTCAGGAACATTTTCGTTGACAATATTCCAAGACATCCCTTCTGCAATAGCAGTTTTACCTACACCAGGGTCGCCTACTAGTAGCACATTGTTTTTACTGCGTCGGCCTAGTGCTAGGGCAATACTGTCTAGTTCTTCCGACCTACCAATTACAGGGTCAATCTTATTACGTTTCACTTGATCATTTAAGTTTGTGGTAAATGCCCGTAGTGCCTTTTGTGCAGCACCTGACATTTCCTCCTCTTCAAGACTTTCTTCAATTTCGTTGTTGAGGTAATCACTAAGTTTTTGTTTATCAACGCCGCCCTTTTCTAAAAAATAGAATGCGTGTGTTTTCTTTTCTGATAAGATACTAAGTGCTACATCAACAAGATCTATAGTATTTCGTCCTTGGAAAAGAACTTGTGTAAATGCTCTATTAAGAACACGTTCTACGGACTGTGTTTTTTTAGGTTTGTGTTTGGTTGTTTCTATTGTAATATCATCAAGGTTATTGCGTAGATAGTGTTCTAAATTTGCTTTAATATATTCTACATCTGCACCATACCCTTTTAAAATATTAAAAAAGGTGTCAGCACACATCATACTAAACAGTAAATGTTCTAATGTAACATATTCGTGTTTTAGTTTTTTTGCATCTTTAATTGCTTTATCAAAAACAAGTTGTAATTCTTGACTAGGCTCTACCATTTAGTTTTTTCCTCTTTTTTAACTTTTTATACGCCATGTCTAGTTTTAATCTAGACACTCTATCTGTAAATTTTATTCCGTTTAGATGATCATATTCATGTAAAAAACATCTAGCATCTATACCTACAAACTCTAGTATACACTCTTTTGCATCTAAGTCAAGAAACTTAGCTACCAATCTTTTTGGTCTTTGTATCTTTAGTTCTAATCCTGGAAAACTAAGACACCCCTCTCCTTTAACTTCTTTTTCTTCACTTACTTCTAATATCACTGGATTAATTACAGCAAAAGGTTTAGTCACTTGTTTATTGTTTAAAGGACGCATTACAAATATTTGTGCATCAATGCCTACTTGATTACCACTTAATCCTATGCCATTATTTTCCATCATAATTTTAGCCATGTTGCCGCTTACTTCGACAGCATCTAATTCTTCAAAATTAAATTCTTTTAAACTTTTGTCAAGCCATTTGTCAGGAGCGGTTATCAATTTCATTTTTAATTTCCTTTAGTTTGTTTAAAATTTCTTCATTATCAATTTTTGGAGTTACGCCCTCAATTTTTACATAAAAGTTTCCTGATCTATTAGTATTTACATTAGGAACACCATGACCGGGTATGTTAAAGGTAGTACCTGATTTTGTACCTTTTGGTACAGTGAGTTCTAATTGTTTTCCTAACGGAGTTGTTAATTCTACTGAAGTTCCTAGTATTAAATCTAATAGATCAACTTTTAGTGTGTAATAAATGCTGTCATCTGTTCTTTTGTATAGTCTATGTTCTTTTACTTTTATTTTTAATAGCAAATTGCCTCTTTGTAAATGCTTATGAGTGTCATCTCCATATCCTGCAAATGTAATAGTATCGCCTGATTTAATTCCTTTTGGAATATTTACATTTATAATTTGTTCTTTATTGTTTGGTAGTCTGTATGCTATAGCAACATCTTTACCTGTAAATACATCTTCAAACTCTAATGTGTAAGAAATTCTAATGTCTTTGTTTTTTACAGGCCTTCTTGGTTGTTGAAATCCTCCACCCATACTATATTGAGCAAACAAATCCTCAAATGCACCCATATTATTAAATGGATTTTGCGTAGAATAAGATCGCTGTCTATATTGCGGTTGCGGATTATCGTAGGCAGCTCTTTTTTGTGGGTCTTTTAAAGTTTGGTATGCTTCATTTACTTTTTTAAATTGTTCTTCATCACCGCCTCGGTCAGGATGGTGTTGCATACTTTTCTTTTTGTATGCTTTTCTTAATTCTTCATCGGTAGCATTTCGGGAGACGCCCAACGTCTGGTAGTAGTCCATACTACTACTTAGCAGCCTTATTTGTTAGATTTACTAGATCCGGTGTATAAACCAAACCATGCTGCTCCAGCACCTACAACAACTGAAATAAGTCCGCTTTGTTCCATACTCGGTGCTGGAAGTTCCATGTACCAAATAACAGTTTTATAAAGCAATATGATGTAAACTGTTAAGAACAATCTTGGAAAGATCCTCCAAGCATCAACGGCTCTTGCCATATGTATTATTTTTGCATACGGATTAGGACCTAAGTCTTTTACGCTAGTATCTACTTCTAGGTCTAGTTTCACTTTTTTTGTAGCAGTACCATCACTTGCTGGAACTACTACTTCTGCTTCATAGTTTGTAGGAGCAGGCTTTGCTGCTGGTGTTGCTGCTGGTGTAGCGTCTAAATCTTCAAGTTTTTTTCTTGGCATTTTATTTCCCCTCGATTACCAGAATTTTAATTTCTTTGCTGCGCCTGAAATAGCATCACCTGCGGCAGATGCTCCATCTGAAATGGCGCTGCCCATTGTATTCAAGCTTTCACCCATTGCATCCCAAGTGGATTTGCTGCTCAGTTCCTTTAGCATGTTGTCTCCTACACATTCCCATTCAGCAGGATCATATACTTGACCGCCACATTTATACTGTTTGCTTTCATCAGCAAATGCAGTAGTAGATGCTATAAGCATCATTGCGATTAACAATTTCTTCATTTTTTCTTTCCCTCTAGTTTAGCAAGACGTGCTTCTAGCTCGTCAATTTTGTTGGTTATTTTGGGATATTTTACACGCCAAGCATTAGGATCGTTTTGCAACCAAGTCCACCCCCAGCGTATTGCTAGGTATTCTAATGTTGCATCGAATTTCTTTACGCCCCATGTTGCCATTCTAGTATCTTTAAACCAGAACAAAAATGCAGCACCTAGTAATGAACCTGCGATGCTAGTGTAAATCCAAAGACGGTCGCCCGCCATCTGCTGTATCATTTCCCACATAGTATCCCTCTCTTTTAACTATGTGTATTTATTTCAGACCAGCGCCTAATTCCCAATGCTTTTTTAGGATCATACAAATCATAACGCACTTGGTTTGCTTGGTTTCCACCTAAAATTATGTAACTTCCGTCTTTTGCACGACCTACATAAAATCCTACGTGTCCCTTCCAACCTTCGCGCCCTCTAGGAAATATAACCAAGTCACCTCTTTGTATATCTTGCGGATTTATAGGACTACCCCAATCTAAAAAACTACGGGCCATTAGAGGATTTTTACTAACACTTCCGGAACCTGGAATGCCTTCCATTTCTAGTATAGCATTTACAAACGCTGCACACCATTCTGTGCGTACAGGATCTACTCCTACTAGTTCTGTAAGCTCTGTTCTGTTTTGACGTTCATGTAAGCCGATATACTCTACTGCTTTAGCAGTATGATCAGGCGAAACTTTAACACAGCCTGCAACAAGCGTTATGAGTAATAATCGTTTGATATAATATTTATTTGAAAGGATTTAATCTATCAAGAGTAGATTCTTGTGGAGCGTTATTTTGCGCCTCTACTTCTGCCTGAGCCCCCTCGATTTGGCTATTAGCATTTTCTAGTGCTTGCTCTGATTCTTCATAGTAGTTTCTATATGCTTTAATTATAGCATTTTGTTGTTGTATGTATGCCATAATGTCGCTGTAGTTTAATGAAAGTATTTCGTATCCTTCATCAGTCAAACCGATAAGCACAGGATCTTTTTTATCTTTGAGTAATTGTGCAAATACTTCTTCTGCGTTTTCTTGATTGATAATTACCCATTCTAAATCTTTTAGTCTTAGTTCTTGTGCAGGCGGAAGTATAAGATTAGGTTTGTCAATAGGTTTAGCACTAATTTCTATACGCTGTGGCTGTGAAGCACAACCTGTTAATAGTGCAAATCCTAGTAGTGCTACAAATACTGTTTTCATAGGTTCTTCCTTTTCCAAGCATCACTTTGTATATCTGGATTAAAGTTTGGATTAGCATCTCTCCAACACTCAGGATTTATTTCACTTGGTTTTGTTGCTTCAAGTTCTTTTTGTGTTAGTTCAGCACCACTGTATATTTCCATACAACGCTGTGCATTTTTTGTTGCGTTATTGAGTATTTTTTCTGTAAGTCCAGGCTTAGCAACTGCACTAGCACCAATGTCGTGCCTGCTCAACCTATTCTCTAGTGACCTGTTACGCTCACTAATTGCTTGAAACTCTGCTTGTAGTTTTTGATTTTCAACTTGCATTGCTTCAAAAGAAGCCCTTTGCGATGCTAGAGCTTCTTCATTTGTTTGTACGGCTGTCTCCAACTTAGCATTGTTTTCTGTTAGTATAGCAATGCGCTCTTGAGTATCTTGATAATAGAGATATCCTGCACCTGCCATGCCTGTCATTAAAAAGAAAAATACGATTGCTAACTTGGCACCCATACCACCTACCCCAGTAATTTTCCCAATGTTTTGGGTCCTACTATGCCATCAGCTGTTAGTCCATTTGCAGTTTGCCATTCTTTTACAATGCGCTCTGTACCTGGACCAAAGATACCATCTGCTGGAGAAATATCAAGTTTTTCTTGTACCTCTGCAACTAATGGTCCTCTGCTGCCTTTGCGTATAGTTTGGTTTAGATTAAGTTCCTTTTCTTCTTCAGGTTCGTAGTCTCCACCTAATACGTCTAATGCATGTATATAATGTTTCTTGCGATCATCAAGACCTATAGTACCACCGTTAATACGTTTTGTTGCACCAACAATGTCTTGATCATCGCAATAACTGTTTAAGCCATTTGTGTCCCAGAACCAGCAAGCACTATCTAATGCACCTTTTTTGGTGCGCACATAGTCTACTGCTTCTTCTGGTGACATGTCGACCGCTTCACCAAATTTTGTGTAATTGTATCGTCCAGTAAGCTGAAGTATGCCGCCTCCGCGGAAACGCCAACCGTCGCCGCTATCCACGTCTCCATTGTCCATTCTGTTGGCGTAAATAACGTTCGCAATTTTTTCAGGTTGTCTATGATATTCATTTGCATCTCTCCCTGCTCGCTTGAAGTACTTAGGGAAAATTGAATTTAATGCTTTTGCGCTATAATTCAAGTTTTCGCTTAATACTCTAAAGCCTCCGCTTTCGTGTCCACACTGTGCAACAAACATTGCTACACGCTCAATTGTGTCCACTTCCCATAGTGGAAGAATTTCGCACATTGCTTCGTACCAATCTTCCCAATCATCTCTATGGATTAACTCCTCAGCCATCCACGGCTCGAAGTTAAACTTAAAATGTTCTTTGGCCATCTTTGATTTCCTTGTTTTCGCACGAATTGCATCTACAGCAATCACAAACTTTTAGTTGATAAGAAGATTCATTATAATCTACTTGTTCACGATAATATGGTATACCGCAATGAGAGTCGTGTCCGCAATTTTTACACTTGTGCATAAAGATATTTATTAAATTCGTTTTAGTACTAGTGTTTTTCCGGCATTTTCGAATGTCAATTTATTGCCGTATTTTGTAATATTATAATCGCCTATGTATTTTGATAAGAATATAACTTCAGCAAAATCCCAAGGATTAAAACTTTCGACTATTCTGTTTAGTACGTCTTCTTTATCACCAAAGTCTAAAAACTCAAATTGTACAGGATCTGCAAATGGTTTTTTAATTGTTAATGTGTCTAACAATAACTCTATATTATCTACATAACTTCTGTTAAAAAAGTTTTTGTAATTATCCATATTAGACTCGTTTACTTTAAGACCATAGTCATCCGGATTAAGAGGAACCATACTATCTAAATCCTCTAGTGTTACAGGTTTACTCTTCCAATTTTTATAGTAACGGAATTTGAAATCTTCTACTTGAGCTAATTTACCTACACCGTCGATGATTTCCATAATTTGTTCATTAGATTCTTTATTACGCTCTAATTCTACAAAAACTTTATACGTGCCATCACTTTGTTCGCCGCTTGTTGCGTCAGCATCAAGTACGTAACTGTAACCACCTTCTAAAAATTTTACTAAATCATCTGCAGGCGCCTTATCTTTAACACTAAAACTTAGTGTGATAATATTTTTGTCATCGCCCATTTTAGATGCAAACGAGTCAATTTCAAATACATTATAAATTAAATCTTTAAGGTCTCCGTTTCTTAAGCCCATTAAACTGCTCCTTCAGCTGGCGCTGCTCCAGCGTCTACAGGTGCAGGCGCTGCACCAGCATCAAATGGTTGTGCTATTGTGTCTGCGGGTTGCGGTGCCATTTCTTGTGCTTGAGAATCTTGTGTCATAGGATCTGTTTGTAAGTCTTCTATTTGATTGTATCCACCATATATATCAACAATAAGTTTTTTTGGCATCTTAATTTCAACTAGCCATACAGCTTCTCTATCTAATTTGCCTTTTTTTGTGCCCGGACGAATATCATCTGGTTTTTTAATTTTTCTAGGTACAATTACATAATCTTTTTTAAATCTAATTTTACAGTCATAATCAAGAAGACGTTTGCCTCCCATTGGATCAGGCATATCTTTTCTTGGCCACATAAAAACACAAGTTACAAAATGACGACTGATTTTAGGACCAGCTGCAAGCTCGCCATCTTCCCAGTTTTTGTATACATACAAATCTAGTTCGTCTAAAACCCTTTCAAAATCTTTTAAAACTTGAAAAGATGTTGAAGAATCATAAACTTGTTCAACGTTTTTAATAATGTCGACTACATCATGCATATTAAAATCCTATTTCTTTATATAGTTATTTATCGCTTTTTGCTCAGATGGTAAATACTTTTGTAGGGCAAAGTGTTCTACGGGACATACTACCCTGCAACATTCCATAGCTCATAGGAGGACTTAATGGGTGCAAAAAAAGCGTCTCGTAAACAGAGACAACAAAACTTTTCTAATGTAATCAACATTAACACTTTTCAAAAAAAACAACATGTCCAAATAATTCCAAGGAATAAAAATCAAGAACAATATGTACTAAAACTTCTAGACGAAACTAAAGATATTGTCTTTGGTATAGGACCTGCTGGAACTGGTAAAACACTGTTAGCAGTGCAAGTTGCAGTAAAGTTGTTTAAAGAAGGCTCAATTGATAAAATAATAGTAACAAGGCCTGCTGTTTCAGTAGATGAAGATCTTGGTTTCTTGCCAGGAACTTTAGAACAGAAAATGGCTCCTTGGACAAGGCCTATTTTTGATGTGTTAAGAGAATATTTTAATGCACGAGAAATTGAAGGCATGATCGAAGAAGGCATAATAGAAATTGCTCCTTTAGCATATATGCGAGGGCGTACTTTCAAACAATCCTTTATACTAGCCGACGAAATGCAAAACGCAACACCTAATCAAATGAAGATGTTACTAACACGCTTAGGCGAAGGCTCAATGATGGCCGTTACAGGCGACTTGGCACAGGCGGATAGGCTACAAGATAATGGTTTAATAGACTTTACTAAACTGTTAAAACAAGCAAATTATACTCATTTGGACATAGTCCACTTTGGTCAAGGAGATATAGAAAGACATGACGCAGTAAAAGAAGTACTCAAGGTATACGGAGACGCATAGTTTTAGGGGCATAACGCCCCTAAAATTTTACTGACATAATTTTATCTCTAATATTTTCAAACGAATCTCCGTATAAAGAGATTCTTAAGTTATAACGAGTACCGTGGTTGCTGTTGTCTACCATGTGCATGGTTGATGTGTTTATCAATGCTGCTTTATAATTTTCTAAAGTATATATCTGTCCATTATAGTCAAATAGTGTCGGTGCCCGTTCAGTATTCCTAAAATCATACATAAAAGCGGCTTGTGGTGATCCTGCTGCTCCGGCGCCGTCAATATGCCATTGTAAAACTTTATCTGCTTTAGTAATGAGTATAAAACAGTTATACCTAAGATTTAATCCAAAGTCAGATAGAAATTTTTCTGCAATAGCATTAAGTGTATTATTTTTATATTCTATTAATTCTAAATTTTCATTAATATATTCTTCATGTCCATAAATTGTAGTTATTTTTGGACTAGTCTTAGCATTATCTCTATACAAGATATTATCTGTATACTTTTTAAAGTGTTGATAATATTCTTCTATTTTTGAGTCATCTAAAATATAATTGTTTAATAAAGTATAAGGTAGCATAAATTATTTATTAATACTATACAGCCATAGGTGCTTTTATACTATCCATAGGTTTATAGTTTATTAACTTATAATCATCAACCGTTGTTTCTAAAATTCTTTCTAGGTTAGAAAATGGAGGTAATTCTAGTGTAGGTAGTTTTTTTGGTCTACGCTTAATTTGTTCGTTTACTTGTTCAACATGATTATTGTAGATATGGCAATCACCACCTGTCCAAATAAATTCTCCAACTTGGTTACCTGTAATTTGCGCAATCATATGTGTTAACAAACTATAACTTGCAATATTAAATGGAACTCCTAAGAACATATCAGCACTACGTTGATATAATTGACAACTTAATTTATTATTTACAACCCTAAACTGTGCTAATGTATGACATGGAGGCAACGCCATTTTTTCTATTTCAGCAGCATTCCAAGCACTCATAATAATACGCCTGCTGTCGGGCTGAGTATTAATTTGATCTATAATTTGGGCAATTTGATCTACGCCACCAAAGTTACGCCATTGTTTGCCATAAACTGGACCAAGCGATTTAATTAAACTTGTATTAGTATACCCTAAATCTTTTCCTTGTTTATCTGCGTTAGCTGTCCAGATAGTTGTTTTATCTGCAATATTTTCTCTTGTATCATTGTATAAAATTTCTGCTAACCTGCGCTCATCTGTGCCGCCTTCTAAAAACCAAAGCAATTCACTTACAACACTACGCCATGCAAGTTTTTTAGTTGTAACAGCAGGAAAGCCTTTTGATAAATCAAACCGCATTTGATAACCGAATACACTTTTAGTTCCTACGCCAGTCCTGTCGTTAACGTTTTCCCCATTTTTTAATATAAATTTAAGTGCATCTATATACTGTTTCATTTATCATCCTTTCTAATTGGCATATCATAATAGTCTGTTATACCATGTTTTTGTCTTTCTTTTTTCTCACTTATCAAAACATTAGACATCCACGCTACCCAGCCTGCAATAGCTACCACAATTATTCCAAAAATAGATTGTAATAACTCACCCATTTGTTTTTTTCCAAATTTCAAATTTTACTAAGTCGTTTTTTTCTTCCCAAGTTTTTTTAAATAGTGATCTAATCTTACCTATTTGTAAAAAAGTATCGCACTCATAGGTGCCCGGAATACGACTGATGTAAAACTCATCAATAATACCTAGTGTTTGCTCAATAATGTTAGGGCCACCAATTATCCAAATAATAAGTCCTGGACAAGTGTCTTCTAGTTCTTTAATTTCTTTGATTAGATCGCCACTGATATAAGCATCTGCACCTGAATAATCTTCTTTACGACTAGTTATTAGTACGTTTGTTCTTTTGGGTAATGGTTTTGGCATGTCTGGAGCATCCCAAGTAGTTGACCCCATTACAACAACATGACCTGCTGTGTTGTCTTTAAACCATTTAAGGTCTTTTGGATTGTGTGGCCAAGGTAGTTTGCCATCCTTGCTTACACCACCGTGATCATCACACGCTAAAATTGCTTTAATCAAAGGGCCACTCCTTCACGCCTTTTAAATTGCTAACACGATTTTGTAAAAAAGAAATAGTTGTATGTATATGACCCGTGTCGTGCGGTTGAAGTAAAGTTTTATAGTATTCTATTTCTTCTTCTAAAACTTCCAATCGCACAAGATCATTAATAAGTTTTTTATTAGTCGCCTTTGCCTGGATTTTCACTGAAGTGCTCCTCTAATTTGTTTGGATACATATTCCAGTCGTCTGCATCTGCAGGTACGTCTTCAGGCCGTTTTACAGTAATGTTAGGCCATAGTAAACTGTACTTCCTATTAAATTCTTCCCACATTACACTTGTTTCTGGTTTTAGACTTTGATCTGCGACGATTGCATCAACAGGACATTCAGGCTCGCAAACTCCACAATCAATACACTCATCAGGATTAATTACAAGCATGTTTTCGCCTTCATAGAAACAGTCTACTGGACATACTTCTACACAATCCATGTGCTTACATTTAATACAATTATCATTAACAATATAAGTCATTATAGCCTCGCAAGTTGTATAAGAGTTGCAGCCAAATTAATTTCTGGATCTGCAACAAGTGTGTGATCAACTAATCCTTGTTTAATAATTAGAACAGCATTGTCTTGTTGTTGTTCTTCTTCTCCAAACAATTCTATGTTTGTATATAGCCAACGATAAATTTCTTCCATCTCTTCTGGACGGACAGTGCCGCATAAAAGTTTACGGGCATCTTGAACTTTTCCAGCCTTGAAAAGTTCCACCATGTCCAACTTCCAATCCTGTTCCCCACTATCCCCTTCGTGGGGGGCAAGCAACTGTCCGTCCTGCGAATTCATTTGCACCATGTTAATACACTTACGCAAGTCAGGATAGGTTGCTTTTACATAAGTGTCAAGTGTGTCTAAATCAGGAGTAATACCTTCGGTTATACAAATTTCTGCAACCCTTGCTGTAAACTC